TTCACCGTTCTGTACAATTAGATATTGATCCCTAATTGGTGTGTTATCGAACATACATTCTAGTATCTCTCTAACACCGTCAGCATATCTTGTCTGTGCTGATAGTGATGTTCCTGATGTGTGTGGGGTCATACCATGATTTGGCATTGATCTCCAAACGTGATCATTTGGTGCTGGTTGTGGGAACCAAACGTCTCCTGCATAACCAGATAGTTGTCCACTCTTCAATGCATCTGCGATGGCTTCTCTGTTACAGATCTTGCCTCTTGCAGTGTTGACAATGTAAGCACCTTTTTTCATCTTGCTTATCATTTCAGCATCAAATAAGTTTTCTGTCTCTGGGTGTAGTGGACAGTTGATTGTCACAACGTCACATACTTTAACCATTGACTCCACTGACTCATGGAAAGTAAGATTTAACTCTTGTTCCACTGCTTCAGGTAGTCTGTGTCTGTCAAAGTAATGTAGATGTACATCAAATGGTTTCATTTTTCTCAAAGCGTCCAAGCCAATACGTCCAGCCGCAACTGTACCTATGTGCATACCTTCAACATCATATGATCTTTGTACTGCATCAGCAATATTCCAACCACCTTCGTTAACGATTGCGTGTTGAGTGTGATAATCTCTAACCATAGAAACTATCATCATAACAATGTGTTCAGCAACTGATCTTGAATTACAGTAAGTCACTTCTACAACATCAATCTTGTGATCCATAGCCGCTTGTAAGTCCACGTGATCAGATCCGATACCTGCCGTGATTGCCATTTTAAGATTCTTCGCTTTCTCCATTTTTTCTCTTGTCAGATAGTAAGGGAAAAACGGTTGAGAAATAACAACGTCTGCATCTACTAGCTCTTTGTCAGCTTCGCAGTCGTCGCCATCTTTGCTAGAAGTTACAACAAGCTCATGGCCTGCGTCCTCTAGAAACTTTCTAAGCCCAAGTTCGCCAGATACACAACCTAACAATTCACCCGCATTAAAATCTCTGCCTTTTGGTGATGGTAGTGTCATACCGTCTGGATACTTTTCTAATTTGGGTAAATCCGTAAGTGGATAAGACTTAGGCATTCCGCCTTTTGGGTCATCGTATAAAATACAAAGTATTTTCATTTTTATCTCCTGTTAGTGTAATGATTATACAGAAATTAATTCTTTTTGTCTAGTAGATAATTGCTCTGCGGCCATGTTTTTTGCCTTTGCTTCTACCTGTATGTCAAACTGTTCATTGAACGACAATGCCCAGTCATTTACCTTTTGATTTGGTAATAAATCTGAGTGTGCCCGTAGTTTTTGTTTCTGACAACCTCTATCTAGTAAGTCTTTGATGTTGTGCATCTCTGTGTGTGTGCGGTCACCTAGCTGTGCTGGTGCAAGTGCAGTATCTCTTGAATATGAATAGTGCATGGTAGGCCTTACTCCACGCCAAGAGTCTATTATTCTTTTAACTCTATCATCATTGGGATCCATATACTCTTCATCTTTAATCCAGTGGTGGTGTATGTCTAGCACTAATGCTAGATGTTTTTCTAATTCTAAACTTTTTTCTAATCCATGTGACCACTCGTCATTCTCTATGGTAATCAAGTTTCTTGCTTCTGGTGATAGCCTGGGTAATGCTTTTATAATGCCTTCTGGTCCTTGTCTACCTGAGATGTGTACATTAATTTTGCAACCATCTTGGAATGATTTGCCAAAACCCATCCAACGTGCCATGTTGGCATGATATTCAAATTCGTCTATGCTACGATCCACAATGTCTGGAGTCTCAGATGCAAGTACAGTAAATTGTCCTGGATGGAAACTAATTTTTACATCTAATTTACGAGCAAGGTCACCTACTTCTGCAAAATGTTTTTCACAGTAAGCTATCATCTCTTTGCTTTCAATAAAATAACGCCATGTCTTTTCTGTTGCCATAGGCAATACAGGTGATCCTAGTCTGCACATTCTACGTTCTGGGGATAATGATCCAGCTTTTGTAACAAGATTTTTAAGTGAGTTGATATTGTGTTTGATGACCATATCAAGTTTTTCTTCTGCTTCTTCTTTGTGTTCGTTAAGCCAACGAACTGTGGTTGCTTTTGTGTTGAAAGGTCTCTGAATTTCTTCTAGTTCTTTTTTCTTAAGTGACTGATCATGGTGGAACCACTGACAGCAAAATCCTATACGTTTGTGCATATCATAATTGTAACAGTTATTGTGTATTTGTCAACTAGTCTTCTAGAAGAGATTGCATCATGGCCCAGTGTCCTATTATGTCACTGCAATTCAGTTTGAAACCGAACTCCCTGTCTATGTCTCTCAGGATCTTGTTTGCTTTTGCCATGCTCAAGCCCACGTTGGCCGGCATTGGTATTGCATTTATTGTTTTTCTCTTCAGTCCCTTTGCGGCCTGTACTCTGTGCCAACCATCGGTCAGCAAGTAGTAGCCTGAATCTTTTATTGGTGTTACAAGTATTGGATCCCATGCACCTTCTTTCTTTAACTTGTTGATCCATGTTCTTTTTTCTTTGTTCAAAGGACGAACTGCACCTAATCCCATCTCTGCCATGGTGACTAGTTTGCTTATTTCTACTTTAATTTTTTTAAGTTTAATCGCTTTCATATTCGATATTGTCTATGTTGTGTATTATCTGCCATCCAGCACCTTGAGGGAAAGGTTTTCTTATTGGGTAATCATTTACATCTGAAATCTCTCTGTATTTGTTTGCACAGGGTGGACCACAGAATGGTCTGATGATTCTTTTGTCGTATTTGGTATCGTGTATGCTGTCGTACCAGTAAATTGCGTTTGTGAAAGTTTTCTTACAGACGTAACAGGTATGATTAATCATTACCCGGCAGTTTAGTCATCTGTTGAGCACCGCCCATGTTGACATATCCTGCTTGTTTAGAATTGAACTCTGGTTCTTCATCTGATACAAGTAAAATATCATTCTCATCTATCATTCTTACTTCTAGTTCAACACCGTCTTTTCTAACTTTGAATGCTCTTGACCATCTACCGTGTGCAACCATCAACCATTGTCCAACTTCGACATCGTCTTGTTGATTGCCTATGGCATATACCTTTGCCCAACGTGGATGTATTCCACCTGCAGAGCCATCATCGTCCACAAGGATAATCCCACCCTTGGATTTAGTTTCTCCAAACTGCATGTGTGATACTAGTATTCTTTTTTTAAGAGGAGTTATGTCGTTATCGACAGTGTACTGTTTTCCACCATCTGATCCAAAACCTTTTGCTTGTAAATCTTCTATTTGTCCCATATAGAAATATTATATATGATTTATTCTAGTCCGTCAAGAGCCGCATCTATACCTTTTTTAGATGACGATTCTGTTTTGGGTTTAAATGTTTCTACGGGTGTTGCTTCTACTGGCTGAGCTTCAACTCTTGGAGTCGGTGCCACTGCTTTTTGTGGAACAGGCTTGCTAGCCATAGGTGTCATTTTTTGTATCTGTTTCTTTACTTCAACTTTTGGTGCTGGAGTTTGTTTAGAGTTCGATGGAGTATCATCAACCATACCTTTTGGTTTCTCATAGTATTGCTTCATGACCTGTGCTTTTGATGTGACTATTTGTCCACTTGCACCTAAAACATCACCTCTAGCATTGACATTCATATTACCAACAGCCTGTACACCTTCGTTAGCCGCTCTTAATTTTTCTATGTCCACCATACGACCCTGCATGGTTCTATACATTCTTTTCGGTTTTGCTCTCATTACCATATTATTAAACTCCTATATAATTACTTATCATCTTAAAAACTCGCTGATATTTAAATTGTATAACAACGGATTAATCTTGTGTACTCCTATAAGGAACAAACAAAAACTAGCCACACTAGATCCTCTGCCCACACCCCATACAATATTGTTTGCTCTTAATATGTCTATAAAGTATATTAAAAATTGTAATACTTTGATAAATTCTCTCTTTTCAAACATATCATATTCTAATTGTACTCTGATCTTTTCTTCATCAGTTTGACACTTGTCTAGAAGCCATTGCAGTACATTAATCTTATAGTACTTGTCGGGCATATGCCAATTGTTTATGTTTTTGTTATCAAAATCTTTAACTGATTCTCTTTGTGGTGCTGTTTGTATTATGGGTAATTCTAAACCTAGTTCTTTGAGTGCTGATTCATATTTTGTAGTTTCATCAAAAAATAGTTTAGAAATATCAAAGTTAGGATTGTTATATAATAGGTCTATTGCTTCTTGCTCTGTGAATATAACATCACCGTGATCATTTATTTTTGTTTTTGCCGCCATCTAATATCTTTGGTTGGAACTCAAACACTTTAGCATGATAGTTATGGGTCTTGTCAACTGGTATTTGTTGATTACCCCAACTAAAATGTCCTGTGTATATTCCTTTGTCAAGTTCTTGATCATAAGTTGCTGTGTCCGGTCTTAACCACCATGGGTCAAACTTGCTGTACTTGTCTGAAAACCAGTCGGGTCTATCTAATAGTATAAGTTCTTTACTGTCTTTGTCAACTGAATACGTAATACCATCTCCTTGCCATGATGAAAGTTCTATGTTGTTTATAACAATTTTTGAATCTAATATCGAGTTGGCTTTACAGAAACAAACTGCCGCCATTATTTGATCATAGGGAGGTTTTGGTAATTCGATAAATCTATTGTTTGTGTTTTTCTTTAATATATCGTATAACTTCTCATCTCTCCAAGTGGTAATAGTGTTTGCAAACACCTGTTCAAAAAGATTTTTTAATCTCTCAAAGTATTCTGTTTGTTCTTTTAAATTTGCTGTGTGAGGAGTTAGTGAGACATTTAATTTGTACTCGTTCGAGAACAACTCGCCGTCTACTATTATTATTGATTTAAATTTTGTTTTCCAAGTGAATGTGTTTGACATCGTTAGTACTTACTAATCAATGTTTATTAGGTCGCCTAGGTCTGGCTCGTTTCTCATCTTCTTGTTGTTCTTGTGCCACTCTTCTAATCTTCTTTCTCTGATTGCATTTTGATATGTTATCAATGCTTTCGTTAACTGTGCTAACATCTCAGGATTTCTTCCTCGTCTAGCAACAGCAACTTTTCTAGTAAGGTCTTTGATTCTTTTTGAAATATCTTCTTCGGATAAATTTCCAATTTCTTCTTGTAATGGATGGAAGTACATAGGACTCCTTTAATTATTAAACGTATTGTTTGCCCAGTTGGTGCATCAATACTGTTGTGCCGCCATCTGACGACATAAACTCATACAATGCTCTGCCTATTCCCGGAGCAATTGAATCTGAAGTTCCGTCAGCACCGTGAACGTTGTCTGCTTTTAATAAAGCAGTTGGAAATGACATTGTGGTTGCAGTTGGAGCCACTGTAAGGTCTAACATTATTCTACCTAATGCTCCAGCTGGAAAATTACTAAAACTAAAACTAGTATCTGCTGTGACTGTTGCAGTTTGGTAATGTCCGTTGTTGTGATTTAATACTATTGTTCCGCTTGACACTGAACCGTGTGCATACACTGTCGCAGATGTATTTTTAAATTTTGCTTTGATAACTTCATTGTTGGCAAAATCATTAGATGCATCTAATGAAGCTTTGTTAGTTTGCAGTGCAGTGATCTCAGATGCGGCTGTTGTAAAGTTATTTTTAATCTCTGTAAAATTATCTCTAAAACCCTGTGATGAGTTATCCTGTCCTGCTTTAGGATATGTTCCGTCTATATTTCCTGGTATTATGTTACTTGACATTTATTAAATTCCTTCGTTCCTAAATTTAAGGTATTTATCGTTAGCTCTCTCCACCCTAATTATTGTACCGCTTGACGGTGCTTGTTTGGTAAAAGTAACTGTGGTTTTGTTGGTTATGGTGTTGTGCGATAGTGTAATACCTAGTTCATGGTCTGTTGATCTCAATGTTCCGTCAGCAGTCAAATATGTTGGTGATGAAACATTGTCTGTTGTTACACCTTGACCTACATAAATGATAGTTGAATCTTCTTTTACTACTATGTCCTCTTCGTGTACCAGTTCGTTTAGTACAAATGCTTTTGTAGATCCGTCACCAGTGAATGTTTCTGGTGATACAATACTTTTACTAACTGTATATCTGTCTACTATGAACGATATATTTTTAAAATTAAGTTTTTTGTCTTCTATTCTTTTTTTGACCAATGCTGATGTGCCTGGCTTACAGTAACAAACTGGAACGGCTAGTATAAAACCTAAAGGAGCAAGGCCACCTTGTTGTGTTGTTCTCATCCATTGTGGCAGATATGTCCATTCTTTGTGTCCTAAGCTCTTCATTCTACTTCTCATATTTGCAACTGCATTTGGATACAGTTTTGTAATGTATCCTAGATCAGCACTCATTTGATTTGCAAACCTAGCCTTTGATCCCGATGTACTAAATGATAATCCACCATCAGTTGTTATCTCATAAACATTTCTGTCAGTAGTAGCATTTGTAGTCGAAGCTCTAGGGCCAATTAATTGTTTTGTTACTGAATCTCTCAAAGTTATCGAATTAGAAACTGCTACACCATTATTGTTTACTAAATTATCTTTTACTTCTATATAAACAACTTCATATTTTACTATACCATTCTCTTTTGCTACTGCTGTCTTAACATCTCCAAAGTATAAAGTTTTTGGTGCGTGGTTCTGAGACATTTGATTTTGAAATGCTGTAAGTGTTTGTGCTTGTAATCCTGACATCATTAACATCTCTGGTTTTGATCTCATACCAAAGTTTTTATCTTCTCCACGGTACACATACTCGGCTGAGTTGATGCTAGGATCTTGTGCAATACTATAAAATATATTTTGATCTATAAATGATGTTGCATGGCCAGTCATGTTTCCGTACTCTACTAGTGTGTGTGGAACATCTACGTTTACTGTAAACGGGTTACTGTGTCCGCCAGCTTGATACTGATCACTTACCGAAACTGTAAAACTGTATGAGGTTGTTGAATCGGTTATTGTACTTGGGTCAATGGTTCCTATCAAGTTACCTTGTGCAGAAAGTGTTATTCCTGGCGGTAGTGATCCTGCTGAAACTGTGTACGATAGTACTCTATCTATATTTTCTGCAATAGCAACTATTGAAAGTGTACTTGGAATATCTGCTGTTAATGTTCCAACAACAGTTGGAGTGCTGAATGCTATTCCTATATCAATTTGACCAATAACTTTCATGGTAAATTCTTGGTCTGTGAATACAGTTATGCTACTGCTGACTGTTCTGGTTGCTCTGATTGTGAATGTGTATATTTTTTCTACTGAAGCCTGTCTTGCAAGGGTACCATACAGTTCTCCCGACGATTGGTCAATGGTTACTCCACTTGGCAATGCTCCTGATTGTATTGAATATGTTAACGCCTCTTGTAAAGGATCAAAGTCATCAACATCAATTTTGGTTACAAAATAGTTATCGTGTCTAAATGTTCCTAAGTCAGATCCAGTTTTAAATACAGGTCTTCTGTTTCCACTGTAATCCATTGTTAATGGTGAACTATCTATTTCGGTTGCGTCTATGGTTAATGCTGTGTTGGATACTCTCCAAAAGTCTGCGGAGTAAACAAATATTGAATTGTTTTGATCAATAAAACTTGTACCATCTGATACTCTTACCACAAATCCAAAATTCTTACTGATACTTTTTGAAGTTACTGTTTTATCATATACCACATCATCGTAACGTTCATTAGAAGCATCATATCCGCCACGTATTCCAAATCTTTGATCGTCTGTAAGTTTAACCACTCCTGATATTAAACCATTTTTGTTCATGGTAATTCCTGGAGGTAGTTCACCGCTGACTACTTCATACACTAACGTTTGTCCTGCCGCAGTGTCTGTGTCTGTTGCTTGTACTTGTACTGTTAATTCTGATCCATCAATAATCCAGTACAATCCAACCCTTGTGGAATCTTCCATTTGTAGTTGTCCAGATGCTGTTGTAAATGTAGGAGTGTCTGCACCTTTAACATCAATTGAAAATGTTCTGTCTGTGATAGTGGTACCGGCCGTGGCTCGCACGACGAAAGTGTAAAGAGTTCTCTTGGCAACCTCAGCCGGAGTACCTGTTAGTAAGCCTGTAGATGTGACCTGCATTCCTGCGGGTAGGCTCCCTGCTATCATGGAGTAGACAATAGCCGTAGAGTCACTAGTATTCGCTTCGAGTTGTAGCGAATATGCGACCTGCTCGTTTATAGATGCAATTTTACCTGCTGTGGTTGTCCACACTGGTGTTGCCATTAAATCTTACTCCTTACAAGGGTATTTATTGAAGATTACCTGCTATCTTTCTGAGTACGAATCCAATGTTCTAGGTGTTGTTTGAGGGCCTCTCGTGCAACAGTATCGTATTCACGTTTGATTGCTTCTTCTAGTCGTGCTATCTCTGACTTTGGAGATTTATTTCGTCTAACGAAATGCTGTTTCTTCATATGTGTTTTTTGTTAGTTTATTAACTAATGACTACGTTACGTGAAGCAATTACTTGCCAACCACTAGCACCATAAATTAATGTAACCGAATCATGTACAGCATCCATTACGACTCTTGTACCGTTTGCAAAGGTAGTTGGGGTAATAGTTGCGTCACCACCGTCTACAGTCATTACGATTATTTTCATCTGACCTATTACACCATTTGCTAGTGTGTATGCATCTCCACTAGTTGTTGTGATCTCAGTGTACAATGTTGTTAGGTTGATTGCACCCGCACCACTGATAGTTTGTCTGCTACCAATAAATGCACCTGACACAGTCAAATTACCTGTGACATTTGTTGCTGTTTGCAATTCAATTGTACCTGTTCCGTCTGTGTTTAATTCTAAGTCAGCATTTGTTATGTGTGTAGTGATATTATTATCTCTAAAACGAAGCTGATCAACATACACCGATCCAGTACCATTTGCTTCTATATTAATATCTGAATTTGAAACGTTTGTTGTTATTAATGCATCGGCACCAAGTAATAATTGTGTGGTTACGTTGACGTTAGTAGCGGCCAATATACCTGGAACAGCTACAATGGCTCCACCAATTGTTACTTGTCCTGTAGCATTTGGATTAATGTTAATACCGCCACCTGAGTTTGTTGCAATAATACCATTTCCACTTATTGAAATATTGTCAATGTCTAACCGTCCTGTTATAGCAACAGTTCCTGCCACTGTTTGTCCAATAGTAGTCATCGCTTTCTTTACATCTACGACGCCACTTCCATTGGCTGATAATTCAAGATTGGCATTTGAGGCATTTGTTGTAATGTTGTTGTCTTTAATTCTTACAGCATCTATGTCTGATTGTCCTGTGACTGTATGTGTACCTACTGTGGTAATATCTACTGTTGTTAAAGTAGAAACTGCTGTTGTTGGTGCAATCAATCTAATACTTCCTGTGCCATTGGCCTCTAATTCTAAATCGGCATTTGAAACATTTGATTTTACTATATTATTGTCTAATGTAATTGAATCAACAGTTACTGGACCTGTCATTGTTGCCGCATTAATTGTTGGTGCTGTTAAAGTTTTGTTTGTTAATGTTTGTGAACCTGCTAGTGTTGCCACTGTTGAATCTATTTTTGTTGTAACTGTTTTGCCTGATGCACTTGTTTCGATTCCTGTTCCACCTGAGAACTGTAATACTTCAGAATCTAAGTCAATTGAATTTGTTGTTGAGTCATCTGATGTGAAGTCTAGATCACTTGCTGTGACCTGTGCGTCAACATAAGTTTTAATTGCACCTTGTGTGGCCAATAGTGTTGCACTTGATCCTAATGCACCATTGTCAACGCCTGTAACTGTTGCACCTGTTGCCAATGCTAAACTTGTTGATAAAGTTGTTGCACCTGACACGTTTAAGCCTTCGTTTATTTGTACCTGTGTTGAATCATCTGAACTGATTGATGTTCCTGAAAATTTTAATGAGCTGGCTTTAACTGCACCTGTACCATGCGGTGCCAAAATAATATCTCTGTTGGTAGTTGAAACAATGCTGTGAGTAACAACATCTAAAGCGCCACCTAACTGCGGACTAGTATCAAGTGATACCCTTTCAGTTAAGGAAGTACCGTATAATTCGTCAAAGTTGTCGTTTATCTTGTCAAATGCTGTTCTTAATGGATCACCTGTACCGTCGTTTGCACTAGATCCTATGCCGATTGTTTGTTTAGCCATGCTTTATATAATCCTTTTGTTACGATTATTTATTCTAAATTTTATAAACCGAATGTAAAACTATAGGTCGATTGCTGTTCTTTGGAATTTGAATACACAACTATCACTAGTGATGTTTGTTGCTAACAATCTAACATTACCGTCATCTACGTCTGCTGTGAATGTGCATAGTGGTGCAGAGTAAGATCCTGTGTTTCCAAACACAGTCACGTATGCTTCGATTGTGCTGTCAGCACTTGGTCCATGTATCACATTGGCTTCTACTATTTCAAATCTGCTGTTCGTTGCATCTGCTATTGATATAAAATATTTTGCACTTCTGTACGTGGCAGAACTAAATGCATCTATCTGTGTTGTTGCAGACGAAGCCACAGTTGTTGTGCTGTCAGCGATGTCTGAGTGATTTAATGAAGTACTTACTGTTGCAAAACCTAAGTTTCCTGAACCATCTGTTTTTAAGAATTGGTTTGCACTGCCATCGGATGTCGGAAACAACAAGCCACTCAAAGAAACTTTTCCTGAACCGTTACCTGACAGTTCAAGATTGCTGTTTGATGCATTTGCTGAAATTGTATTGTCTGCTATTGTAACTCCATCGATGGCCATTGAGTTGTTCACTGTGATTGTAGTAAATGTTCCTGCCGCCGCTGAATTGGCTCCTATAACTGCTCCATCTATGGCTCCGTCATTGATGTCTATGTTTTCTATTTTAACTTTGCCTGAGCCTGAAGCAGAAAGCACAAGATCCGAGTTGGACTGTGTGGTTTTTATTTCGTTATCTTCTATTGATATATTTTCATCTATGATAATTTTTGGTGCTGTTACTGATCCTGTTCCACTAGGGGTTAACACAAGGTCATCATTGCTTCTGTTGGCACTAATATTGTTACCGCTGACTACTATGTTACCGGAGAACAACGGAGACTCATACAACTCTGTGAACATAGTGTTCACTTTTAACATAGCCGCTCTTAACGTATCACCTGTACCGTCGTTTGCATTTGTTCCTACGTTTAGTGTCTGTTGTGTCATACTATACCTTAATAGGTCTCCTAATAAATTTTAAAACCTGATTGTTAGTGTTATTTACTGTTCCTAGCAACCTAACATTACCGCTGTTAATGTCTGCTGATAGGGTAATTGAATCATATATGGTAGATCCGTCGCCATCACCGTTTGTTGCCGCACCAAATGTGCTGACATATGCATTCGTTCCGTCGTGTGTTACGTTTGCATCAATTATTGTGTACCTGTCGGCTGTGGCATCTGAAATCTGTATGTGATATTTGGCACTACGATAAGTTGAGGCACTAAATGAGTCAATAGCTGTTGTTGTTGAGTTAGTCAGTGTTGTTGTGCCGTCATCGATGATCGAAACATCAAATATTATGCTTGAAGTAGCCCATGATAGTTGACCGCTTCCGTTTGTTTTTAAAACCTGTCCTACTGTACCGTCGGTGTTTGGCAATTTGATGCCTGACACATCAACATATCCTGAACCAGCTGGGCTAAATTCTATATTGCTGTTTGATGCATTTGTTGAAATTGTATTGTCTGCAACAGTAACGCCATCAATGATCAATGCAGAGTTGTTGTAGTTCAATGTTGAAAAAGTTGCAGAAGCTGGTGTTGTTGCACCTATCACTATTCCGTCTATCTCTCCACCGTCTATGTCTGGGGCAGAAGGAAGTTGGACTATTCCTGTTCCCGAAGCACTTAATACTAAATTAGCATTTGATGTGTTGGTTGTAATATTGTTGTCTGATAATCGTACTGTTGAATCTATTGTTAAAGCTGTTGACATTCGAACAATCCCTGTTCCATTGCCTGCCAACACTATGTCTGAATTTGTTAGTGTCGATGTGATGTTATTTTCTATAAAGTGTATTTGTGATTGTGCTGAGCTTGTGGCAAATAGTTCCGTAAAGTTTTCGTTTATTCTTACACCCGAAACTCTAATACTGTCGCCGGTTCCATCATCAGCCTGTGTACCAATCCTGATTGTTTGCTTAGCCATGTTAGATACTCGCTAGTGTGATCTTTTTCCATATCACTGTGGAACCATCATAGTTCGCAGTGCATACATATAAATTTGTTGCGTTCCAAGATATAGATCCTGCTACGTCACCTGTGTTTCCAATTGCGGTTGCAGTTTTTGTTGTTGTGATCACTAGTCTGTCTGCATTGACTTTTACTTGTCCTGTACCGTTTGGATCTAGTATTATGTTGCCATTTGTGTCAGCACTTAATAAAGTGTTGCCGGTCATTTGTAGATCACCAGCCAATTCCGCAAAGTTGGCATTGATCTTAGTCATAGCGGTACGTAAAGTATCGCCTGTTGCTGAATTTCCTGCTGTTCCTGTGTCTACTGTTAATCTTGTCATAATATGATACACGTATTTATTAAATAATAATATGTTCATAGAAATGCTTAAGACCCTAAGATTGTACAAGAGGGAGAGCAAATTAGGTACGATGCACACATTTCATCGTAAGAATACGGTGTATGTATTCAAATGTGATTCATGCAATGAAAAGTTTATGCGACCTAAATCGCAGGTAGATCCAGCTCGTGCTTCGAATGACTACAAACATGTCTGTTCAAATTGTGATACAAAAAAGTATGCACAAAAGATAGGTGTAAAAATGCGTAAAGTGTATAAGATAGACGCTAGTTCAACTCAAACTTTATAGTTCAAGCCATTTAATACTATCACGTGATCCGTCTATCCACCTTTGAAGGTCAGCGTAGATGCCTGCTTTAATGTTAGGTTGATCCAAGTACCATCTTAGAAAGGCGTTGCCGTATAGATATTCTTTACGGTTGATAAAATAAAAATTTGTACCAGGAAACTTTCTAGTAATTTGTCTTAGTTGATACATCCATTCATATTTTAGATATGCCTTCATGCTTTCTCTGTCTGGATAGTTTGGAGAATTTTTATAGATGTTATTTTGTATTCTGCTAGGAGTTTCCATTTCCCATTGTTGGGCACCTAGTATGTCAAATGCCATTATAACAACATTCTTTATGCCCGACTCTGCCGCCATCAGCACAGCACTCATGCCTGATCCTCTGTTCTCTGAAAAATCTATGGTTCTAATTTTGCCACCTTTTTTGATATCACCACCACGCCATAATCTATATAATTTTAATCCTTCAGGCACCTCTTCTCCGTCATCTCCTTGACAGATATAATTCCATTCGGATATGTCGTCTATTCCGTGTATTGAGGGAGATTCTTTGTTGTTGTGCCATGTTGCAAGTTCTTCATGCATGGGAGGATTTACTGCCACTATGTGATCACACAGCATGGGATGGTCTCGGTATATGCCATTACAGCCATATACTATTCCGTTGCCTTTTAGTTTTTCTATTGGGTATATGTTTCTTGATTCACCGTTGCCTATTATGAATGCTGTATCCATTAGACACCAAAACTTTCTCCACAACCGCAACCTGATGTTGCATTTGGATTTTCAACAGTGAACTGTGATCCAAATAATTCTTCTTTCCAGTCGATGATTGTTCCTGATACGTACAATAAAGATATTTCGTCAACAACAAATCTGCCACTTTCCCATTCGATTATTTCGTCGTCTTTGCTTACTTCTTCTTTTTTACCGATCAATTGCCAATCGTATTTGAATCCTGCACAACCGCCACCTAGCACTGCTAGACCCACAGCATAGTTGCCTGGATTTTTCTCTAACATTTTAGTCATTTGATTCTTTGCTTCGTCTGTTACTGTGAATACTGTCATACCCATATTTACCTCTCTAGTCGAC